CGGCAGAACTCGCCATCGTACCAGAGCTTGACCACTCCGCATTCACCGTCGCGTTGTTTGGCGATGACAACGATGGCTTCTCCTTTTGGTTGGTTACGGTCTCGGTTAAGCAATAGAACCAAGTCAGCGTCTCGCTCAATCTGACCGGAGTCCGCAAGATCGGTGAGCTTTGGGGCGCGTCCTTTGTCCTTTTCGTTTTCGCGGTTCAACTGAGCTAATGCGACTATTGCGGTCTTCGTATCGACTGCGACTGACTTCAATTTTCCGCTGACCTCTGCGATCTCGTAAGTCTTCTTCTCGGCTGATTTGGTGCCGTGGATTTTCTGAAGGTAGTCGATTATCACTAGCTTGATTCCCCACTTGCGGACGCATCGACGGATCAGAGCGGTGATTGATGCGATGTTGGAGATGGAGGAGCCGGACGCAAAGTGCAGCGGACTGGACGCGATCTTAGCGTTTGCAGCACTCATGGCTCGAAAGCCACCTTCGGTCATCTCTCCGGTCTTGATCTCCTGCATTGGAACAGACCCAACTGACGAGACCATTCGGCGCACGATTGATTCGTCTGACATCTCAAGCGAAATGAACAGCGTCGGGACTTTGGCGCGGACGGTTGCGGCTTCGGCTATGGCAATCGCCATTGCTGTTTTCCCGATGGAAGGTCGAGCGGCTAAGATCGCCAGTTCCCCAAGCTGGAAACCGTCGGTCATTTTATCCAGCCAGAAGAAGCCGGAGGTCACTCCGCTGAGTTGTCCTTTGCGGTTGAAACGCTCCTGCGTCGAGTCAACAAAACGGCTCACAACAGCTTTTGAGGTTTGAACCGCTTCCTTAGAGACCTCAACGCTGAGTCCTGCTTCGGCATTAGAGACGATTTGATCGACGGTTAGGGTCACCACAGCGGACTCTCGGATCAGACGGTCTCCTGCGGCTCTTAGCTTGCGGCGGTGATGAGCGTCCAAGACGTTCTTGGCAAACATCTGGTAACCGGCTGGCGATGGGCAGAGTTCATCGCAGCGGTTCCAAGTCTCAAATGGGACTGGCTCAGAACCGTAACTCCGTTTCCATTCCTTCATCAACTCGGGAAGCGTGATCGGCTTCGACTGGCTGACCATGCTTCGCAGCGTTTCGTAAGTTGCTCGCAGTTGATCGTGCTGGATCGCTTCGGACGGAATGTCAGCGAAGGCATCCGAGCAAACGTCGAGACCGCCAGAGATACACGCTCCGATCAATCCAAACTCGTCTTCTTCGGAGTAAAACGGAGTGTTCATAGGTAGTCCTTCAAATCGAGAGACAGGTGGGCTGGAGCTTCGACTTGGAATTGAGCCGAAACGTTTCTGACCTTATCGACCTCTCCGTTCCAGTTGTTCAACAACGTGTAAAGTTCGCGTCTGAGGTACTTGTCATCAGAACGGTAACGAGCTTCGACAAGCTTGATGTCCTCCTCCGGCGTGTTGAGATCAAAGACCTCTTTAAGGGCTTTGAGTTCCTTCGGACTCCACTTGGTTTCTGGACGACGACGGACCATTGCTCCAACTCGGAGTCGGAAAGCTTCAAGCTCTGGAGAAAGCTCAACCGTCAAACGATTAGGCGACTTCGGAGCCTTTGTATCTTCTTTAGGAGTTGGAGTAGGAGACGGAGAGCATACGTTTGGCATATCCGCTGGCAATGCGGTGGCATATGCGGTGGCATTGCCAACCCATCGTTTATTGGCGTTATCAGTCTGCTTTTTGCGATATTGATCCTGTTTCTCTCGTTCAGCCTCTAGTCGCTTGTTCCGATAGTTTCCGTCCGCATCAATCTGGAACTTGTCTTGGCATATGCGTTGGGAATGCGGTGGCATACCAATGCAGACTCTTTGGAAGTCGTTTTCGGTCAGAGATCCTTTAGACCATTGGAGGCAGAGAAGAGCAATGTAAGCCCCTCTTTCCTCGTTGGTCATAGTGATTGTTCCGGCTAAAAAGTCGTCAGCATAGAACTGAAACGCCGGAGCCTTACGGGTTTTCTTGTCTTCGTTCATGTATCAAACAGAAATCCCCACCGGACAGAGGGTAGGAGATCGCAGGAAGGTGCTGCGAAAGCCTCTGGCGGTGGGGATAAAAGTTGTCATGGACCTTCTGATCGCATCAACGCTCGCCTCCTACAGCTTACGTTGACCAATGCGTTCTAGCTCGGGATCGGTGTTTCGTCCAGCTTGAACTTGTCAAAAAACTCGGCTTTCGGTCTGACGTAGAGGTATCCGTCTTTGCGATACACCACAGCAAGTCTCTTTGTCTCAGCGACTCGGAGTTGCGCTTCTGCGACCCACTCGACGACAACGGATGGATTGGCTTTGGATCTGTACTTCATTTTGTCTTGGTTTGTTTGTAATGCACTGTTGGATAGGCTCCACGGTTACCAGCGGAGACTCGATACTTGCGGGTCTCCATCAGTCCGGCTTTGACTGACTTCGCCAGCACGATTCCGGCTGCATTGGCTGAGATGTTCCAGAGATCAGCCCACTGTGAGGCTGTTCTCCAGCCTTCTGGGACTTCTTCTGGTTGGTTAGCGATGGCGAGCCTGAGCCGTCTTAAAAGCTCGGCAGGTTCCATTTCTGTTCGTTCTGCGGCCATTGGTGAAGGTAGAGTTGCGCTGAGTCTTCGGTGTATTCCCCGAAAACGATCCCGTGTGACCAAGCTAATGTTGATCGTCTGCGTCCTGCGTAATCCATCGACGGAATGTCTGCCAGAGTACCAACGCAAAAACCCAAAGGATTCTCGCGTGTTCTTCCAGTCGCTTGACCTGCTCTGTGAGCATGAGCCACAACGCAGTTCCCAAAAGTCTCGGCGGAATCACGCAGGAAGTTTTCCCCATAGAGAACACCATGTCCCCAACGAAAACCGCCCAACTGATAAAACGATCTGCCCAAACAGTCATTGTATTTGATGAATGTGTGACAGTGTTTCTTGATAGGATCCAACATCCGTTGCCACACAGCTTCAGCGAATCCTCTAACAACAGCGTTGTGATGCGTTAGGTACTTCTTCGCCCGCTCGTCATGGTTACCCATGGTGAACACTGTGGGGCGAAGCTCATTGAGAAACCGGACTCCTTCTTGGATGTCGTCCAGATAATCATCGGCTTGGTCCGAGTCGGAAGGGTCTCGGAGTGAGCCAGACCTTAACGATGCGAGATCGAATGCGTCTCCGAGATGGATGACTTCGTCTGGACGGAATCTCTCTCTGAATAACAGCACCGCAGCGAGTGCATCTTGATTGGCTCGGTTGCCATGGCTGCAACCAACCGCCATCACTCGTCGGCGGCTCTGTGTGATGTTCACAATGGTTAATGACCATACAACTCCAAGTTATTCAAGACGCACTCGCGGTTTGGTCAGCCTTTACGGCGCAACTTGCCCTTTTTCACGCAGTGGACCCACACTTCCGAGACTCCGTAACGCTTCGCAAGCTCTCGGTTACTCCAGTGCGCTGGAGCGTTTTTCACCGCTTCCACAGTCTCTTGCGGGATGAAGTGATTGACCGGCCTTCCAAGCTTCTTGCGCTTGCGCTTTTGGGTTGCGTTTTGTGCTGCCGGAACTTCAACCGTAGCTGAGATTCCGAGCAGACGAGCGATTGCTTCCTTAGTGAGTCCGAGTGCTTTTAACATAGTCTTGTGTGAATAGTTCTGGATGAAATGTGATAACGTGAAAGTCGATAACGTGTCTAAGATATGATCCCCAAGATTTAAAACCGAGTTTTGATGCTTCTTGTTGTAGTGCTGTTAGTGTTTTGTAATCCATCTCGAAAGATGTATTCACTTTGTCTCTGTGACTATCCAATCGAAGTTGTTGTGCCATGAGTCATTGAGTTCGTTGTATGTGTTGTTTTTGATCTTCCAAGTTGAAGGGTCTCGTTTTGACTTTGTGTGTTTGCAGACAATCTGAATCTTCATCTGTGATATCTTTCTGTTTCTCAGCGGATGTTCTGTTGGTAAGTCAGATAGTTTCATGGTTTCAATATCTCCTTAATCTGCCGGTTCCGTTCTCTCGGAGCATTCCTCAGCAAGCACTCAATCCATCGGTGAGTATCTAGCGTTGCGAGGTGCTTGTACTTGTTTCTGTCTGAGTAGTTCTTTGCTTCGGTCAGACCTACCACTCGTATTCCATCAGTCTTGCTGCGAAACACGAACGCTGCTGACCAGAACTGTTCGTCGCTCATGTATGGGAGTTGTTCGCGGCTCACGGCTTGGCCTCCTTGGCTTTAAGCCATTTTAAATATGCATCCGAATCAGCTTCATCTCTAAGCCTCAAACGATAGCCGAGTTCATCCCCCGCATCCTCCAGCCGCTTGATGCGTGACGACATTTCCGCGCAGCTTCCGGTGGCTGATTGCGCCAACATCCATCTGGACTCCGACTCCTCCTCCAGCCGCTTGATGCGGTCGTTCACTGCGTTGAGTTCGCGTTCTAGCTTCATGCCTTCAGCGAGAATCGCAGCGTCAACGATTCCACGAGCGTGTCCTGCCACGGAGTCCATCCTCGGAGTATCTCTGACCATTTTGTTGGCGTTACCAATATGGTTGCTCACGGCTTGGCCCCCTTCCATTTGAACTGCACCGTTCCGCTTGCGTCGTTGGTGTAGTAGGCGACTCCTGCGCGGATGGCTTGTCGTTCTATTTTTGTTTTTGCAACTAAATGACCCAAAAACATTCCAACAAAAGCCATCAGCAAAATCGCACCGATGACTGGTACAGCATCGTCTCTCACGGCTTGGCCTCCATAACCCCACACGGGAGCCACGTTTTACCGCCGTCGGTGCTGTGTTCGTATTCAGCCAATAGCCATTCTGGAGAACGATACTTATCGCCACCTATCAAGATTTCTCCAGCGTTGTTTCGTCCGATGAGAAGCCACACAGAATTTGTCGATTTGGTTTTCAAAATGCATCCCACCGGCACCTCATCCGCAGTCCATGGGCGGTAAGTCGGATCAGGAATCACACAGTATTCTTTCTGTTCCCAGTTCCATGTCGGAACATACAGAATGTGTAACAGAGGTTCTGTTGACCTTATTGGACGAATCCCGATCCTCTTTCCGTTTGCATAGGCAATCATCACGTTTGCCGCTTTCAACACTTCTTCTTTAGTCATTTGTTCTCCTTTGCTTTGGCCCACAGCTCAGCAGATTGATGATCCGCATACGGCTCCATCATATCTCCAGCCGCTATGAGCATTTTGATTCTGTTGTTTGCTTTGGTTAGTTCACTATTCAGTTTTGTGACAACATGATGCGTGTGCTTCATGTTGATTTCGTTTTCTAATTCAACGATGCGCTTTCGAGCTTCAAGAAGTTCTTTGTTCACAGCTTGGCCTCATTGGCTTTGCGCCAGTTGTCGGTGGAGACTGCATCACTGCACCACCGCTCCATAGCATCTCCCGCCTCCTCCAGCCGCTTGATTCGGTCTTTTGCTGCGTTCAATTCAAACTCCAGTTTCTCAATCGTTCTAGCCGCCCACCATTCGCGCTCAGTCTTCTCGACGCACTTCGACAAGATCTGCCGTCGAAGCTCTCCGTCTGGCGTTGGCTGTGCATCTACTCGGATCATTGCTTTTCCTTTCTCTCGATCTCTTCAATCGCTCGCTTGAGGTAGATCGCTTTATCCAAAGCCTCCTCCATCGCGTGTTGCAGCCAGAACTTCAAAGCAAGCGGGTTGTTTGCGACGGTCGTTCCGTACTTGGTGAAACCTTTCTGCTGTCGTTCAGCGATGAGTTCTGCAAGCCGTAGCTCTGTTCCAGTGAGCCATTTCAGTTTGTCGTTCATTTGGTCTCCTTTTGCTTCTCCAGCCATTCGCGGATGATTCTATCCGCTAGATGCTGAGTCTTGATGCCTTCGTTCTTGCAGTAGTCTTTGAACCGCTTGTGGGTGTCTGGCGTTACGAGTAGTGCTTTTGGTTTCATTTGAGATGCTTTTTGACTTTGTTCCAATAGTTGAGAGTTGCTTGTTTACGGTGACCAGTCGGTCCGCCGTTCCAAATGCGAGCGGCTTCCTCATCTGTCTTACCGGCTGCGTATCGTTTGAGATAGATCTCGCAGACTCGACGAGCAGCAATCCGGTTGGTCATTTGGCTATGCGTGTAGTGCGTACCAGCGATCCGATTAACATCGACCACAACGGCTTTGTGGATCTGGAGTGCGCCAATGGCTCGTCCATTGTCTCCAATCGCATTGTCTCGGCCTCCAGACTCCACAGCGATCAAAGCAGCAATCAAAGCGGAGAGATTCACTTGGCCTCCTCCAGCTTGATGTTGACCGCAGCTTGGAAGACCTCATTGGCTGATAGCAGCCGTCCGGTGTTATCGCTGATCCAAACGAGTTCGCGGGTATGTAGCCAGACTTCACGCGCTTTGTACGCTTTCTCGATGCTGTTGTGTGTCGAGAGCGTCTTGTTGTTCTTATCTTTGCAATGGTACGTCATGGTATTTGATGGGTGTTGATGGAGTGTAGCGTTGTTCGGATGCGCTAACCCCCGTCCGGTGATGCGCTCACCGGCAGCGTAAAAAATCAGTTTCGATGTTACTTGTTGTAGGTGCCGTCCAAATGTCCACCGACAAACAGGATCGTCGAATTCTTAAGATTGGAAGCAGACTCGACTCCGTACCAGCCTTTGCCGTCTTCGCTCCACCAGCCAGTTGCCTCAACGACGTAGGCACCAGAGGTCACGCAAGCGTTGTCGTCCCAAACAGCAGTCATCAATTTGTTCATCGTATTCTTTCCGTTTCTTCGTCGGCTTGATTGCCGCCGATGGAGAGAGTTAAACCGAACGCTCGGTTTCCTGTAAGAGATTTCTTCAACTTTTTTCAGCACCATTCAAAACCAGCGAAATCCTTAGGAAAATGCGGTGTTTCTTGAGGCGATCCACCAACCCGTCGCGGACTCTCTCCGCGCACCATGCCGCAATTTCCAAGAGGTTAGTCAGCCGCGATGCGTACCCTACACCCGCTCAATTTTAGCGCGTAGGTTTTCGTTGCTGAGATCTTGCAAATCTGACTGTCGTCCAGCCAGACCCGCTGAGTGTCGGTGATTGCATCCGTCACCGATTTGATGAGGTTGTCCAAGTCTGGCTTTTTCTGGTGCCAGATGATTTCCAAAGACTTCGGGAGCCCATCCTTCGCAAGAAGCGATTTAGGTCTCGGCATGAAGAAGTCTAGCTCCACTCGGATCGGATGCGTCAGAATGGATTCTGGAGCGTTTGCGATGGCTTCAAGACGCACCGCTTGCTTCCAAGACTCCGCAGAATCTGGAGTGTAGACTCCCGCATGATTCCCGCGACGGAACGCCTTCACTCGCGGTTGAGCCTTTGGGATTCCGGTGACGAAGAAATCAAGATGCATGATCTGGAGGCAGGATCTCATGTATGCGACCGGTGATGCGCGGGTTGGCGTACCACCAGCCGGTGCTGCTCTTCTCGGCGACTGCATCGCAGTCTCCATCAAACATGATATGCGCCCCTTCGACCAGATATCCCACCGAGTTGATGTCCTGCGGATCGAATGACCGGAAAACCACTCGTTGAGCGTATGGCTTGCCGTTGGACAACGTGCGCTTCTCAAACTCGACGATTGCGAGCAGGAACGTTTTGCCGTCTTCGGAATGGATGACTTCAGCATCGCAAAAGAGCCGTCCGAATCCTCTAGCCCACAAGTGTCTCATCGCGTGTATCCTTCCAATCGAGCCGGTGAATAACTCGGTGACTTCTGGATCTTGCCGTCGTTGCGACGGACAATATGCCGGTTAGGTCCCACTCGATGAGACCGGCAGTCAGCCGGAATGCAGTCGATTTCATCGTCGCTCCAACACTTCGACATATTGGATCGGTGGATCTCTTGGAACGCTGCGTCGATCTGGTGAGCCGAGAAGCCAGCAGCAAGAGCGGCTCCATAGACGACATACAAGAGGTCGCCAACTGCGTCTAAGTACTCCTTCGTATTGGTCGCTTCGGCTAACTCTTGCGCTTCTTCGTCGATCAGTCGGAACCGCAGGTTTTGCGTGACCGGATCTGGCATGATCGGTCGTTCTGGGACGTATTGCTGGAAGGTCCGCATGAACTCGCGGACAAGCTCCATTGGATGGGTTTGATTCATTTGGTGCGGGTAAGTGTCGGTTGACCGGCTTTGGATTCAGTGCATCCGTCGAGCAAAGCGGAGAGCTTCGCGTCGAGTTCTTTGCCTTTGGTTTGAGTCGCAGCCTTCAGCGCATCTTTGAGCTTCGTCTTGTTGAAGGTGATCGCTGGCATGATGTCTTCGTAAGTGCCGCCACCTTCTATGAATCGCAGGTAAACGGTCTCGGTGTCTTTGATGGTCTCGCGGATCGCTCCATCTTTGAGTGTCCATCCTTCGATGGCTTCGCCTTCGGCAATGCGCCGTCGAGCTTCAGCGCGGCAAGATTCGATAACCGCTTCGGCTTGCGCTGCACGGTCAAGAAACGCTGCGAGTGTCTGGTTCGTCAGTGTTGCTGCAATCGCATCTGGAGTCGTTCCAACGGGAGCGTTGGTCACCGGAGGAGCAACCGCCAGTTCCCGCGCTTCGGGACAGAACGGCTTGCCTTTGCAGTACTTGCAAGCGGACTCGGACGGAGTGCGCGGTTGACCAAGTTTTTTGATCGACTCCATCAGAGCGCAACTGTCGCCAACAGCTTGCAGGATGTCTTGCGCTTCGTAGATCGCAACGCTCGGAGGTCCGGCTAGAGGCTGAATGATTGCGACCGCAATCCGATCCATCGTGAATCCCCAAGATTCGTCGAGCAGTGCAACCAGACATCGCAACTGGAGATTCTCGGCAGCGTTCTCGACGGTTCCGCGACCGCTCTTGTAGTCGATGATAAGACCGCACAGAAGACCTTCGACTTCTGCGGTGTAGATGGCATCCGGCTTGCCGCTCCAAAGCTTGTTGCCGTCTCTGTCGAGCGACCAGAGACGCTTCTCGCGGAAACAGTTTGTGTCAGCGTCTCCGAAGGTCTGTTTGACCAGTTGCGCTTCCTGCTCTCGGCAACGGTCGATGATCCACGTTTCATCAGTGGTGAGGTCGTTAACCGTTTCAAGTGCAAGAGCAGCGTGAATGCGGTTGCCAATGTGGGCATCAGCAGTCGTCTCTTGCTCGACGACTTGGGATTCTAGCTGCCAGCTTCCGAGACACGCAGCATAGCGGTTAGCAGCAGAAGCTGACGGGAGGTTAAGACGCTCATCCATTGGAGACCTCCTGCTCGACGGGTTGCGCTTCGGTCACGGTTGCAACTGGAGGTTGCGGCTCCGGCAAAGCTTCAACATTAGGATCCGGCTTGCTGCGGAAGATCGGACGCGAAGGAGTGACGTTGACCGATACCGAAGGAGCAGCCTCCTCTTCGTCCGCGATTCCAGAGAACCCAAACGCGATGCGAGCGCATTGGATCAATGCTTTGTGCCGCAGCATTCGTCGCGGATTGACCTTCCACGGCTCGGTGTTGCGGCTGCACTCGCTGAAGTACTCGGTGACCTCAACCGGACGCGAGCGATCTTTGAGGTAGATCGTCGCAGTCACCGAGAACGGCTTGTTATCGCGGTCCTCTGTGTGGAATTGGATGCCATCGAACTGCGGATGCCGGTTCATCAACTTAATCCAGCCATCGACCGAGACGACCGGAGTGATGCCGCCAGTCCGAGAAGGAAATGCGTAGATCTCCTTAGTGAACGGGTTGAGATCGTACTGGTTCGCAGTCACCACAAACGCGAGAAGCTCCTCATTGGAAGCCTTCGGCATTAGAGTTGCGCGGAGAGTATCCAGCAACTTAGGAGGTTCGACGCTGAACTTGCTCGCCATCACTGCGAGCGCGGACTGCTTTTGACTTGGGATTAGCTCTTTGCTCATTGGATTTCTTGGGCCTTCCGCCGCGCTTTCCATTTGCGCGAGCAGATTCGGCCTTTGCCGCTGACTTGGACGCGCCCAACTCCTTCGCTACGTCGCGGAGGCTCACGGCAAAAATGCGGTTGCAGTGCGGACATTTCATCGGCTGGACAACCAATAACCCAACGTTGGGTTTTCTGTCAACTGGCGAGTTCGTTAGGAAGTCGAAGCGAGACGTACCGAACCGCTCGATAAAACTGCTGGCTCAAAACATCGTCGTAATACGAAGCCATTTCGACGGTCTCTCCGGTGCCGTAGGATCGAAGCGGAATCCAAGCGGTTGCTGCGACCGGAGTTGCGACCGTCGGTTGCCCGTTCTGGCAGTCGAAATTGAAGCTTTTGAAACCCTGACTGCTGGAATAGGTCGCCAGCGCGGTCTGCGAGACGTACCAGATAGGGTTGCCGCCAGCATCGGTTCCGGTCTGAGCAACGATTCCGTTTGCAAGACAGACGTTGTATTGAGCCTCCGACAGGTAGAAGACTGGCTCCGATCCTTCAATCCCGCTCGCGGTAAGATCCTTCGGGAATTCAATTCCAAAATTGGATGCCACCGGAGTTCCGTTTGACGTAAAGCCAGTGATCGGACACGCGACTTCACCGAGACAAAGCGGAATCGCTCGCGTCCATGCGCGGACAGTCCACTCCAAAAGGTTCCAAAGGAATGCTGACTTTGGGATCTTGTGAAAGAACGCTCCATTGAGCGTGTAGTTCACAGCGTCGGCTTGCGGGACGTACGGAAGGTTAAAGTACTGCTCAATATCGCGCCATCGAATCTCGGCTAAGTGCGCTTCATCGAATCCAGAATGTCCGGTGATGCTTCCAGTCCACGGTGCAAGACAGGCCATCGTTGGGGCGTTTAAGTCTTTGAAGATGTCGTCAGCGACAAGTGACGGAATCTCGGTCGTCGTCTGAACCGGAAGCTGGAGCGTTTGGTTTGGCTGTCCGGGTATGCGAACTGATGCGTCAACTCCATTTGGTCCACCCCACTTGTTCAGCCAGAAGTCGGACCCGTGGACGTTCTCGGTCACCGGATCATTTGGATCTGTGGAATAGACCCGCTCCAAGTTCGCATCAAATACGGACGCAGAGAATCCCCATGGTCCACCGGCTGGAACATACCCGCAATCCACGGCTGGAAAGTAGTCCGCAGAGATGGTCGCTAGATTCGGGAAGACGTACTGATACCAATCGGAGACGCTGTTGGCTGGATTCTGTAGGTAGTAGACTTTTACTCCCGAAGTGTAGCGGGTGTTAGCCCAACTGCCGGACCCAAAATCTATCCCCTGAGATTCGGTCCAAAGCTCAAACTTGTTTGCCGTCCGCTCGTAGCTCGGGATGTCGCTCATCGCGTTTGCATCGAAGTTGGTGATTCCAACCGCAGTTGCAGCGCGAACCATCAACCCAAGCGGTGTCAAAGCGACTTTTGAAACCTTCTCCTCTGGAACGTCAACAACGTCGTCAAAGTTGTTCAGGAAACCCTCTTCAACCGCGATCCTCCTGCGGAGCGTTCGCATCGTCTCAAACCAATCTGGCTCGTTGCCGGAGGTCCAAGCAGTAGGAGACATCGGACTCAGCAGGTTCTGCGTCCAAAATTCCGCCGGATAGATCGTCGAGAAGTACGCGAGCGACGCGCTGATTTCCCAATACGGAACCGTATTGGAAGTGAAGAATACGTTGCAATCGACCGGATAGATCCGAATCGCAGTGTT